GTATGCTTATGTATATCGGGCACTTATAGCAATGAAGTCAATATGGCTTAATCAGAAGATAGAAGAATTAGGGTTGGATACTGATAAGCAATACAATGTTGACCTCAAATCAGGTAGGGTTATTCCTATTCCTGAACAACCTAAACCCAATCCTACACCCAAAGAAACTAAACCTAAAAAGAAATGAAAAAGACACAAGACGAAATCATAAATGAAGACAAAGAAGAAGGATTAAGGATTAAGAAGATTTTAGATACTCCAGCAGGTCAGGATTTGAAGCATTATTTTCTACAACAGATTGTTTTATTGAGAAATGTTAATAATGTCCAAGAATATTCTACTGCTACGGCAACTGAACAGGAAATCCAAGAAGTTGAAAAAGAGAACGATTACGGAGTGGAATGAGTAAGTTGAAAATTGAATAACACGACGACTCTGGCGATGTTACTTCTGCCAGGAATAGTTCGTCGTGGCTGTTCTTGGTAGAAGCGACACCGTCAGGTGTCGTTTTCTGTTATACAAAGGTCGTAACATTAAACAAAAAATTAACATGGAAAACATCCAAAAAGATGGGCAAGAACCCATTGAATCTCTTACTCCTGAAGCCATAGAGGCTGAAAAGGAGCAACTCAAGGAATCTTCTGAAGATGAAATCCGTGCTTCTGTTATAGAGAAATACGGATTAGATGAGTTAGAGCAATCTGACCTCGTTGAATCTTTAGTAAAAGATAAACTTGAAGAAAAGAAAAAGTTGACTACCGCTATTGGTCAAAAAATCAAATATCGGGAACAACTTCAATCCAAAAAAGAGGAAAAGCCAGAGGAAAAACCTCAACTTCAACCTAAAGTAGTCTTATCTGAAGATGAGATTCTAAAAAAGGTTGAAGAACGTCTTAATCAGAAAGAATTAGATTCTTTAGGATTAAGCGATGAACTTAAACAAGAAGTTCAAAATTATGCGAAGTTGAGAAATGTTTCTATAACTGAAGCTGTCAAATCTCCTTTTATTCAATTTCAGATAAAAGAGGCAGAGGAGAAAGCTAAAGCCGAAGAAGCATCTATCAGCTCTACGCATAAAACAATGGCTAAACGAGACTTCAGTAATATGAGTCCTAAAGACTTTGATTTGTCTACTCCAGAAGGACGAAAGGAATTTGAAGAGTATGACAAATGGTTAAGGTCTCAATAGGTCGGCTGAAAAGGCGGTTAGCCATAAACAATAAATACGAAAATGGCTAATTCTTTAACTGCTTTTAACCCAGAGTACTGGTCTGCCCAGATGCAGCAGATTTTCTTCAAAGAAAATGTTGCTATTGCGTTGGCTAATACCGAGTTAAGAGCTTTACTTACCGACGGAGATACCGTCAACAAACCATATCGTAGCAAATTATACGCCACAGACTACACAAAAGGCACTGATATTTCGGTTCAGGATATTTCTGGCACTAATGAGCAATTAACTGTATCCACCGCTAAAATTGTTCCTATCTATTACGACGATATAGATAAGATACAAAACAAGTGGGATTTGGCTAAGAAAGATGCTCAGGATTCCCAGAGAATTCTTAACAATGTATTAGACCAAGCTATATTAGCAGAATACTCAAACGCTAATTCTGACATATATAACGCTGATGTTGGTGGAAGTGGTTCTACAACTACTATCCCTCTAACAACTTCTAATATATTCAATGTCTTTACTGCTGCTGCACGAAAGTTAGACTATCTTAATATGCCTTTGGCTTCCCGTTTTGCGGTTTTAAGCCCAAGAGCAATTGAGACATTAAGACTTTCTATTGCTGGTAGAGAGACTGGTGTAGGAGATAGAGTTGGAGAAAACGGTAAGATTGGAGAGAGATTTGGATTTGAATTATATCAATCCAATAACTGTCCTTTCTCTGCTGTTTGGACTCCTGCTGATAGACCTTCAGCTGATGATACTATCACTATTGCAGGCGTTACATTTACCTTCAAAACCACAATTGGTTCTGATGCTGGTAATGTTTTGTCTGAAACCGATGTTGCTACAACTTTGGATAACTTAGTTGCTGCAATCAATGGTTCTGGTGAAACAGAAGATACTGATTGGGTTGCTGTAAGTAATGCTGACAGGTTCAAACTTACAAATGCAGGTATAACTGCTACTGCTTCTGATACTGCCTTAACTATTACAGGTTATGGTGATATCGTAGTTTCTGCAAGTGAATCTGCTGATGTCTGGAGTGACCAAGTTCAGCATTTACTCTTCGGTGTGAAAGGTGCTACTGATTTGGTAGTTCAGAAATCTCCGAGTGTTGAAATTCGTAAAGCTGAAAAGCGTCTTGGACAATATGTCTATGCTTGGATGTTATACGGAAAGAAAACATTCGCAGATATGTGTGATGCTCTTGTCGATGTAAATATCGATGCTTCAAGTTGGGCATAATACATATTAACCTTTGGGGAGTTGTATAGGTAAAACTCCCCACACGACGACTTAAAGGTCGAGAAACCTATATTACAGATAGGTAAGGGTCTCAATTATGAGAACTCTTAAAACAATTAAGACAAAAAAAATAAAATGGCTAAAATACTTAATAGAGCTTTAAAACTCTGTGGTGAAGAAAGAAAAGTTGGAACTCCCTATGTCAAGGTTCTTGAATATGATGTAGATAGTATGGTTACAAGAGCAATAGGTGATACCGTTCCTACTGATGGTGATGCTGGTTATGCTGTTGGCTGTATCTTTATTGATAACGATGGCGGAGCTGGTGCTACACTTTATGTGAACGAAGGATCAACTACTTCTTGTGATTTCAATGTCAGTGCAGGTTCTACAGGAGATATCACTGCTGTAACTGCTGGTGCAGGTTTAACTGGTGGTGGTGCTACTGGTGCTGTTACTCTTAATGTTGCTAATACAGACGGTAAAATCACTGTTGGTGCTGATACTATTGATATTACTGCTGGCTCTCTTGAAAATGCTGATATAGCTTCTGATGCTGCTATTGCTTGGAGTAAAATGGCTTCTTCTACTGATATTAGTTCAACTGGAACTGTTAATGATTTAACAATTACAGATGAGACAAGTGGAGATGTTCTTTACTTTGACGGAACTAATTGGACTGCTTTAGCTGCTACTTCTCTTCCTGCTGGAACTGCAAGTGTAATTGCCCAAAGTGCAACTATTGAAGCTGGAACACACGACATTACATTAGCTTCTACTACACAAACAAGTGATGCTGTTACATTGACTATTCCTGACTTTGCAGGTGTTAATGATACTTTTGTATTTGCTACAAAAGCTGCTACATTAGCAAATAAGACATTGACAAGTCCAGTATTAACTACTCCTCAGATTAATGATACAACTAAAGACCATCAATATGTGTTTGCTGTAAGCGAATTGGCTGATGATAGGACTGTAACTTTACCATTACTCACAGGAAATGATACATTCACTTTCAATGATTTTGCTGCTGTTCTCAAGAATAAAACTCTTGATGACGCTACTTGTAAGTTTGGTGATACTGCCGATGCTACTAAAGATTTACTCTTTAGCTTAGGTGGTGCTACTACAGGAAAGACAATGACTATTGTCTCTTCTCAAACTGATGATAGGTCTCTTACTCTTCCTGATACAACCGATACTTTGGTAGGTAGAGCTACAACTGATACTCTTACTAACAAGACTATTGATGCTGACGGAACTGGTAATACCATTTCTAACATCAATGCTGATGAAACAGACCCATACGCAGGAACTAATGGAACATACGGTATTCCATTTGTGATTACTGCTGTAAATGGTGGTTCTGCTGATGTTACTGTTATTGCTGAAACTCCATTTAAGATGAGAATCTTAGATGCTTGGGCTGTAAGTTCTAAGGCTTCAAATAGTGGAACTTGGAAATTAACTGATGGCTCTAACGATATTACTTCAACAGTTTCTTATGGAACCAGTGATACTGATATTTCAAGGGCTGACAGTTTAGATGATGCTCGTAATGACTTAGCAGCTTCAGGTACTTTACACTTAATCAATAGTGAATCTACTGACACTGCTGTTGTTCATATACTGGCTGTGAGAGTTGACTAATCTTGCAAATAGTTCTTTGGCGGTTTCTCTATAAAAGTAAACCGCTACACGACGATTAACTTAATTAAATAAAATGGATTATCAATATAAATACATTTCTTCTGCTGCTACAACTACTGTATCTTCAAAGGATATAGGTACTTTACATTCAATTGTAATAGGCGAAACTACTGCTGGAGCAATTACTATCTCAGATGATAATGGAACTATTGCTGTTTTGAAAGCAAGTATCGCTGAAGGAACTTATATCTTTGATGTGTCTTATACAGGCTTTTTGAAAGTTGTAACTGCGGGTGCGTCAAAAATTACAGTTTGTTATTCCTAAAGGTCGTAAATTAAATAAATAAACAATATGGCAAGTTTTGTAAAAATACATAGTTTTGTAGAAAACTTAGCAGAGAAACAGATTGACTTGAGTGGGTCTGGTTTGACAGTGGCTCTGACTAATACAGCTCACCAAGATGCTTGGGATGAGTTAGCAGACCTCACAGAGATTAGCTACACTAATTGCTCTTCAAGAGTGATTACGGTTAGCTCTTCATCTCAAACAGATGGAACATACAAATTAGTCTGTGATGATTTGACATTGACAGCTTCAGGAACAGTTGGTCCGTTTAGATACATTTATATCTATGATGATGATTCAACAGGAGATAAGCTCATTTGCTACTACGATTACGGTTCAGAGGTTACTTTGGCTAGTGGAGACACTTTCAAGATAGATTTTGATGGTTCTAATGGTGTTTTGACAATAGCTTAATAATTTAACTCACGAATGAAACGAGTTTGAAAATATGTGAGTTAGATTTAATTTG